GACGCTGGCACGCATGATCGACGTGCTCACGGTCCATTACCGAAAGCACGGCCGCGCTGAGGACGAAGCCCTTACAGAGGCACAGCAAGTAGTCGCGCTTATCGCCCAGGATCAGGGTGGGCGCCCGATCTACCTGCCTCGCGGTGACCGGCTGCGCCAGGCGCTGGTCGCGCGCCAGATCTACCACTTGCACAACGGGCGCAATACCGAACAGTTGGCCGATCGCTTCGGCATGACCGTCCGTAGCGTCCAGCGCATCTATGCTGAGCAGCGGGCGCTCAAGGTGCAAAAGTTGCAGGGACGCCTATTCCCGGATTAGGGTTGGCGCCGCCACGTCACCACAGGAAGGGGAAGCATGAAGCGATTAGTAACGATGTTAGGCATCCTGGCGCTGTCTGGATGCGCGACCACTAGCGGCTTATCAGCAAAAAGCTCCGTGAGCACTTTCGATGGCACGCGACATGTGACGATTGCACCACATGGCGCAAATTGCGGCATGAGTATGGTGTGCGATGGCATCGGCGCAGAGTGGACGTCCAGTGATAAGGACCGCGCGATGCTATTTTTTACCTACTGGGGAGAATACCGCTCCATCCAGGGAGCGCGGTTCAACATTGACGGCCAAATTATCGATCTGGCGCCTGGTCCCAACTACACGGATTTCCAGAGCGGGCATACCGGCAATGCGGCTCTGGACATCAGCGAAAGCACGTCCACGCGCGGATTTTTGGTGCCGCTGTCGCTTGTCCAGCGCATTGAGGCTTCCAAGAGCGTCAAGCTGCAGCTCGTGATGGATAACCTCACGCTGGATAGCATCATTATCGACGGCAAGACGACGAGCAAAGCGTATTATGCGTTAGGTCGCTTCCTTGCTGAGATTGATAAGCGCTGATCACGCCCTAGTATGCTTTCATGAGCCCCGCCTTGTGCGGGGCTTTTCTTTGAGCGACACGCGTCGCATCCCTCCCGTATAGCCCTCTCCGTAGCCTGCTCGTGTGGCGTGCGAACGGCGCGCATGCCGCTCCCCGGCGGCGCGTCGTACCCCTGCGACGCGCCGCCTTCTTTTCGAGGGCTATGCATGGATATCAAAGACGTTTCCAAGAACGCTTATCAACGCGTGGTAGCCATCATTGATGACGGTGGGCGCATGCTGTTGTGGGCGCTCCTGTCGTTGCTGCTACTGGTCGTGATCGCCGTCTGGCTGAATCCGGCGAAGTTCGGCAGCTACCTGTGGGTCATGAGCAAGCTAAGCCTTGCTGCTGTACTCGGCTACGGCTTCGACCGCGCCGCCGCCTTTGATTCGAAGCCTAGCAAGCTTGACGGTATTGAAAAAGCGATGGCGCAGACGCGACGCGCCACGTTGATCGCCGCGGCCATCATTGCAGCGGGGTTGATGCCATGAATGCCATCGGTGAATTTTTCGGTCTTCTTTTCATCGTGGCCGGCGCATTCGTACTACTCGATAACTGGGTTCCACCTCCCGTGCTGGGGCAACTACCTTTGCCGCGCTGGCGTCGCCTTTTACCTTATGCGCTCATGTTGTTAGGTGTTTTGTTCACCTGGCTTGTTACACCAATCGCGCATGCGCACGGGTCTCCAACGCCTGGCGACCGGCATGCGACGTCCTTCTCGTATTTGGACTCGGTAATGACTGTCATCGGCTTTGTCGCGATGATCGCCGGCATGTGCTGGGGTGAGCTTCTCGGATCGACCATCGTCCGCGTGCACATCTTTTGGAAATGCATCGCTGCAGGGCTGCTGATCGTCGTTGGCCTATTGGTGATGATGATCTTCGGTGCTCGCGCAGTTGAGGCACAGACGGTTCGTGTGCCCGACGTCGACGCCCGTTTGCGTCTTCTGGTAGAGCAAGCGGCGGCTGATGAATGGGGCGTCGATGCATCGCCTGCACGCTTGGCGGCGCAACTGCATCAGGAATCCAGCTGGAACCCCAAGGCGCAAAGCTCCGTGGGTGCAGAGGGTCTGGCGCAGATCATGCCGGCGACGGGCAAATGGCTTGCCCAGCAATTCCCGCAGATCGGCACCTATGATCCCTGGGACGCTGCCTGGTCCGCGCGCGCCGCCGCCGTGTACGACCACTGGTTGCTCCAGCGCAACCAGGGCGCGGGCGCATGCAGTAGCTGGGCCTTCGCCTTCTCAGCGTACAACGGCGGCGAGACGCTGTTGCACAGGGAACAAACAATAGCCGCACAACATGGCAAGAATGCCAAACGTTGGTTCGACAATACGGCCAACTACAGTGCGCGATCGCGACCCAACTGGCAGCAGAACCGCGACTATGTCCGGCGCATCCTCATCGTGCTGGAACCTGCGTACATCAAGGCCGGATGGTCAGGTACGGCGGTGTGCGTATGAGCATCAAAAGCACGCTCATCGACATCGGCGTGGTGGCGGTGATTGCCGCCGCCGCTTTCGCCGTTGGCTACACGAAAGGCAATGCGTCGGGCGTGCAGAGCGCGAACGACAAAGTATTGGCCGCACAGCATGACGAGCAGACGGCCAAAGATAACGCCGCGAAGGATCACTCCGCGCTGCTGCAGATCCAGCTGCAGCTCGCGGATCAGCGGCAGCAGCTGCTCGACGCCCAGCACGTCGCTGCGGCCGCACTTGATGCGCGTGATCACATGCAAACCCAACTTGCGCAGGCCAACGCTGAGCGCAAAGCCGCCGAAAGGAAAATCGCCCATGAAACGCCTGCCTGCTCTGACCTCGAGCATTTGCCTATTTGCCCTGAGCTGGCTCACCGGTTGTTCGGACAACCCGTTGAAGCACCCATCGGTAACGCCACAAGCACCAACCACGGTCGTTGAACAGCCGGTACCGGCCTACCTGCCGGTCGACAAGAAGTTGACGGATCCGATCCCCGAGCCGGCACCGCCGGCTCAGCTATGCACGTACCTAGGCATTTCAGCCTGGTGCGCGCTGGATGGCCTGTTGTGGATCGAGGATTGGCGAACGACGCTTCAGCGCGCCAATACCGATCGCGCCACCACCGCAACCGTTACAACGCCGCCGGCGAAGCCATGAGCGAGTTCGTCAAACAGCTTTCGCAAATGCTGCAACGTTACGACGTCGATGTGCGCGAGCTGCAGGCTGCGATAAGAAAGCTACCGACGTCGGAGCGGCCGGCGGCGCAGACGCACGCGAACGTCAAGGAAGCGGCTGCGAGCGAGATCCGCCAGATCATGCTCCGCTGCGGCATCAAGGAGGTACGGCGGCCATGAGCGATTCGATCGACGACGCTCAGGAGCGCGAGCAATTGGATCGCGACCTGGCCCTGCGTGCCCATGAGCTGCGCGTCGCGGCGAGCTTTGAACCTCGCCGGGCCGGTATTGATGGCATGTGCATCGATTGCGACGAAGCGATCGAGCCTATTCGACTCAAAGTCTTGGCGGGTAAAACGGCTCGCTGCGCGAGCTGCGCAAAAACACATGAGCAGCGCATGCGAGGTGTCCAATGAGCGATGCCACGGTCGCAGTGATCATTGCGCTCTTAGTGATCAACCTGGTCGGTTTGATCGTCATCGGGATTCGGCTCAACACCCAGACGGATGACACCCGCAATCTCGATCAGCGGCTCACGAAGCTGGAGGCGAAGGTCGAGAACATGCCCACGCATCGCGACCTGATGGAGCTGCGAGGAAGCATGGCTGCGATGGCTGAACACACCAGCCAGATGAGTGGACAAGTTACGACCATGACGCAGTTGATGAAAACGATCCAGGATCACTTGCTGGAGAACGACTGATGAAATCCTTTGCCGAAAAACTACGGGAAGACCGGCGTCTCGTGATTCTGCGGCTGCTCAGCGAACAGCCGCAGTTCCGCATGAACAGTTCCAACGTCTACCTGGGCCTCAACCACCTGGGTGTGTTGGGAACACGCGACGATGTGTTGACCGACCTTCACTGGCTGAAAGACCAGGGGCTCCTACGACTGGACGACGTGCCCGAAGTGCCGAGCCTGATGCTGTGCACACTCACAGCACGAGGCCAAGACGTGTCGACTGGCTCCGCGCGCGTGCCGGGCGTCAGCGTCCCGCACGCACGGTAAGCCGCCATGCCGCGCGCCAACAGCATTAAGAAACTGCCGGAGGAGCAGCGCCGCTTCATTGAGAAGCTGCTGCGCTCGGAGCGCTACACGCTGGACGAAATCCTCGACCAGGTGCGCACACGCTTCCCGGCAGGGTCTGCGCCAAGTCGTAGCGCACTGGGCCGTTACAGCCAGCAAGTGGATGAGCTGGCCAGGCGCATGCGCGACATCCAGGCGGCCAGCTCTGTACTGGTGTCCGAGCTGGGTGAAGATCCGCACGACAAAGCGGGCCAAATGCTGGTCGAAGCAGTCACCACGCTGGCCACGCGCGCCTCGCTGGACGCACTCGGCCAGGACAAGGAAATCTCGGTCAAGCAGGTCGGCGAACTGGCGCGCGGTGCGCGTGCTGTCCTGCAGGCCCGCAAGATGAGCCTGGCGGAGCGCCAGGAGATCGCACGCATCGCGCGTGAACAAGCGGCAGAGGAAGCGGCCAGCGAAGCACGCGAGGGTGGCGTGTCGGAAGCCACGATCGCCCGCATCCGCGATCGTGTCCTGCGCGGAGGCGGTTGATGGGTAACGCGCGCGTCATTCCGGTCCATAAGGATGGCTTGTTTCTGCCGTATCAGATGCGGTGGATCGAGGATCGCAGCCGTTTGAAGCTCGGCGAAAAGGCGCGACAGATCGGCTGGACGTGGGCGACGGCCTATAGCGCCGTGGAGCGCACAGCCGTCAAGGGCGCGCGCAATAATCAGTGGGTCAGTAGCCGTGATGACATGCAGGCGATGCTGTTCGTCCAAGACTGCAAGATGTGGTCCGACGTCCTGGGCATGGCTGCTCGTGACATGGGCGAAATTGTCATCGACCAGGGCACGCATTCGTCGGCGCGTGTCCTTGAGTTTGCCAGCGGGAAGCGTATCAACAGCATGTCGAGCAACCCGGACGCGCAAGCCGGCAAGCGCGGCGGACGCATCCTTGATGAGTTTGCGCTGCACCGGGATCCGCGCAAGCTTTGGTCGATCGCTTACCCGGGCATCACCTGGGGTGGCCAGCTGGAAGCGTTCTCCACGCACCGTGGCAGCAACAACTTCTTCAACCTGCTTGTGCGCGAGATCAAGGAAAACGGCAATCCGAAACAGATCAGTCTGCACACGGTCACGCTGGAGACCGCGCTAGATCAAGGTTTCCTCTACAAGTTGCAGCAGTCGCTTCCGGATGATGACCCGGTGCAGGCTATGACGGAGGCCGATTACTTCAATTTCGTGCGATCGGGCTGCGCCGATGAAGAGTCGTTCCTGCAGGAATACATGTGCATCCCGGGCGACGACGATGTCGCGTTCCTGGAATACGACCTCATCGCCTCGTGCGAATACGCCAGCGATATCGACTGGCAGCGCATCGAAGGTCGCGAGCTGTATTGCGGCGTCGACATCGGTCGCAAGAAAGACCTCACTGTGCTGTGGGTGTTGGAGCGCCTGGGCGACGTGCTCTATACGCGCGCCGTCATCGTCATGCAGAACATGCGCAAATCGGAACAAGAAAAGATCCTGTATCCGTGGCTTGAACGCGCCTCGCGAAGCTGCCTTGATGCCACTGGCCTGGGCATCGGCTGGGCCGATGATGCGCAGGATCGCTTCGGTGAACATCGCATTGAGGCCGTCACCTTTACGCCAGCAGTCAAAGAGGCGCTCGCTTATCCTGTGCGTGGTGCGATGGAAGATCGCACGCTGCGCATTCCCTACGAGAAAGGTATTCGTGCCGATCTGCGCTCGGTTACCAAGCAGGTAACCGCCGCGGGGAATATCCGCTTTACCGCCGAACGCACGCCCGATGGCCATGCCGATCGCTTCTGGGCCCTTGCGCTGGCCAAGCATGCCGCCAGTTCGCCAGCAGCACCGATCGAGTACCAATCCGGCGGCCCACGCATGCGCTTCGACGAAGGCGGTGCTGCGCCTGATCGTTTCACCTCCACCGGCTTCGGCACGGTCGGTGGGCACAATGACTTCCGGGGCTACTCATGACCGACACCAACCAGGACGTGCCAGGTCTACCGCAGCGCGATCGCGAAATCGCCACCATCGGCGAAGGTCGCGACATCACGCGCGGTTACCTTGGCCCTTTGCTGATTCCACAGGATCGCCTGCTGCGGCTGCGCGGCGACGACTACCGCGTCTATGAAAACCTGCTCAGCGAACCACAAGTGCAGGCGGTGCTGCAGCAGCGTCGCCTTGCCATCACGCAATGCGAGTGGCGTGTGGATCCGGCATCGGAAGACGCCATCGACAAGAAAGCGGCGGACTTCATCAAGGTGCAACTGGAGCGCATCGGCTGGGATCGCGTCACCGGGCTCATGCATTACGGCGTCTTCTACGGTTTTGCTGTGAGCGAAGTGGTCTATGGCCGCGATGGAAGCAACGTTGTGCTCGATGCTATCAAGGTGCGCAATCGGCGCCGCTTCCGTTTCGATGCCGATCAAGGGCTGCGGCTACTCACCTTTGCCAACATGATTCCGGGTGAGCCATGCGAATCGCCGTACTTCTGGCACTACGCCACCGGCGCCGACAACGACGATGAGCCTTACGGTCTCGGCCTGGCGCACTGGCTGTATTGGCCGGTGCTCTTCAAACGCAACGGGCTTCGCTTCTGGCTGACCTTCCTGGAGAAGTTCGGTTCGCCCACGGCAGTGGGCACATACGATCCCAACGCCACGCCGGGTGAGAAGTCCGCGCTGCTGGCTTCCACCGTCGCGGTGCA